AGCGCCCAGGACGCGGGCACGGACTGGATGCGCTCGCGCAGGTATGCGAAATTGTCCTCCGGCTCGCCGGATACAGCGACATGCCAGCGCCCGCCTACCAGCGCGTCAATGTCGGCGCGGGCGGTATTGCTCCACACATGCTGCGCCTGGTCTGTGCAGTCGCACGTAATCATGCCGGTCTGCAGATCGACCGACGGGACATCGACGACGCCGGCAAACACGGCCTGCGCGTTTTGCCCGCCCGCTTGCGCGAACGCAATGCGCACGCGGCGCCCGATCAGCGCCATCGGCTGCAGTGCGGCGGTCGGGCGGAATGAGAACGCGGCGGTGCGGGCGGCGTCGGCGGCGATCTGCACAGACACCGGGCCGATGCGGTCGCTGATGTCGTCGTCACCGAGCACGACCACTGCGCGCCACAGGCCGTCCGGGGCGGCTGCCCAGCCGGCCGCGCCGTCGAGCCCGCCGAGCACGGCGCTGGCGAGCACAGAGAGACGCAGCGGCAGGTCCGTCGCGGCAGTCGCCGTGCCGACCGACAGCCGCAGGGGCAGGTCGATGGGCGCAGGGGCTTGCACGGACAGCCGCAGCGGGAGGTCGATGTCGGATGATGGGCCGGGAACGGGGCCGATCTGCCAGAGACCATACGCGCCGCTTGAGTAGCGCACGACCAGCGCATTGTTGCCCCCCCAGACGCCAAACGGCGAGCCGCCGGCGAATGATGGCGACGCAACAACATCCCATGTCACAAGGTCCGCGGAGGAGCGCAGCACAGTGGGAGACGGGCCAATGTCTATTACATAGACTCGCCCATGTACAGACGCCTGGCTGCTGATCTGAAACCCTGCGATTTGCGCCCAACTCGAGCCCTCGTTTTGGGAGCGGAACGCGCGAAACAGGGCATCGACGACGAGCCAGCCGGCGGGGCTGTATGCGACACCGCGCACGCGCTGCCCTGTCGGCGTGAGGATCGACCATGTATCGCCGTTGTCGGCCGATACGGCAATCTGCGTCGAGTTTGCCCACACAATCCAGTGCGTGCCGGTGTAGAGCACGCCGAACAGGTTTTCGACATCGCTCGGGGAGGCCAGCGCCCCCTTACGGACCCACGTCGCGCCGCGGTCGTCGGATACCGAGAAATCCCCATAGCGCGACACTGCGACGACGCGTCCATTGGCTGCGTGCAGCCCGCGGGCGCCGCGCGATGGAGTTGCGGCGCCGGGGTAGAGGTTGGTCAGCGGGCTAGGCGCCCACGCGAGGCCGAGCGCGCCGTCTGTCGATACGGCGTAGCCCAGATCGCCCGACGCCATCATCCAGCCATCCGCATCGGCCGCAAAAACGAACGGGTCAATCAGCCCGTACCAGTTGCTGGGCGGCAGCGTGGCTGTTTCAAAATCCTGCCAGTTCGCCGTTGCTCGCAGCGTTGCGGGGCTCTCTCCAGTGCGCACCAGCCAGCGGTTTTCGATCCCGTGCGCGCCGAGCCTGTAAATGCCCCCCGGCGGCGTGATCTGCACGAAATCCGACATTACACCTCCTCGCAGACCAGTTCCCATCTCGCCTGCGCCGTGGCCTGGTCAAACGTTTCGACGGGCGGCTCGGCATAGACGGTGAGCTGCGGCCAGTACCAGACCTGATATGCGATCGCGCCCGCCACGGCGGTGATGGTCGCGGTGTTGCCGGCCACGCTGCAGGGCGTATCGCGCCACTCACCGGCTAGGTGCGCGCGCGCAAACGGCTCGTATCCGGCATCAGTGCGACGGCCGGCGGGGAGTGTGGCCGACGCGGTGGCGCTGGTGACGCTCTGCGGCAACCCGCATTTGAGCGTCATCGGCGTGTCCCACGTGAGCGCCTGCAGGCCGGGCGGGCACCAGCCCGAGGCCGAGAGCGTAACGCGGCGCTTGCGCCATGCGGTTTGCTTGATCGCCGCGCCCTGGCCGAGCCGCAACAGCGCGGTGCCGCCGATGGGCTCGATCTGCTGCTGCAGGTCGAGTGCGGCGTGGATGGGGATGACGAGCCCGCCGAGCTCGAAGGCTTTACCGGAGCGGCTCATTTGCGCCTCCCGCGTTGCAGTGCGGCGCGCTGGATGACGCGCACGAGTTGATCTGCCACGTCGGGCGCGGCGTTGGTGCTGTAGCGCCCCAGGGCGCCGAGGTCGAGCACGACGGGGGTAGCGGTGCTGCCGGATGCGGCGCGCGCGCTGATGCTGCCGGGGTTGATGCCCGACACCAGCCCGCCCGACGAATAGCCGCGCAGCGCGGACATGCCCTGCCGGCGCAGGCGCTCGAGGAAGGCCAGCGCGCCGGACTGGCGCACCACTTCTTGCGGCACGACGTACTCGCCGCGGTGGACGATGCCGGCGGGCTCGAACTTTCCACCGCTGCCGGTGTAGCCGCCGGACCAGAACGAACCGTCAGCCGGCGGCGTTCCGGCGCCGGTCTCGATCCGATTCACCGTCAGGGTGACGGTCTTGTCCTTGAGGGCGTCGATCTGCGCCTGGATGGCTGCAATGTCGGCCTGCGCATTTTCGGTCTTGATTTCCAGCTCGATGCCCTTGGCCTTGTTCTGCAGCTCGACCAAGTTCGCTTCGGCCTCTTGGATTCGCGTTGCAAGCAGGTCGGCAACGATGGTCTTGTCTTCTGCGGTCTTCTCTTGGACGCGGGCCTGCGTTTCGAGCGCTTCGGCCTGGATGCGAGAAAGCTCCTCGAGCGCGCGGGCGGCGGTCTCGTCGTCGCCGATCTGGTCGGCGAGCTTCTCGGCACGCTCGGCGGCCTTGGCGGCTTCGAGGGCAAGCTGCGTGGCCTTGGCGAGGTTGCCGTCGATGGCGGCGTTCTGCGCGAAGACACTATTGGCGCGAGCGCTGTCGGTGAGCTCGCGTACCTGCCGGCGGGCGTAGCTGTCGCGCTCCTCTTCGGTCATGCCGCGCATCCGGCGGTCTTGCGCGCGGTCGGCACCCGACTGGCGCACGCTGGCGGCTTCCTGCAGCAGGCGCCTGGCCTCCTGCGCCGCGGCGCGGGCTTCGGTGGTGGATGCGCGCCACGCCTCTTCCAGGTTCTTCTTGATCTCCTTGGCGGCGTTGATCTCGTCCTGGTTGGCCTGCTTGCGGGCGGCGGCGGTCGGCTCCTGTAGCGCACGAATGCGGCGCTGCTTTTCCTCCTCGAGGCGCTCGATCTCGCGCGCGGCGCCGGCTTCCGCTTCTACGCCTTTGCGCGCGGACTCTTCGCGCGCCTGTTCAAAGTAGCGCAGCGCCCCCTCCAGCGCCGCAATCTCTTTGTCGATCGACGGCAGGATGGCGCTGGCTTCCGCACGGCCGCCAACGAAGTCCAGCGCCTGCTGGCGGCGCTTGCGGAACTCGGTCAACTGCTCGTTGATGCGGGCGATCGCTTCATCCGGCGTTTCGCCCGGCGCCGACTCAAAGCCGAGCCGATAGATCGACTGCCAGAACCCCAGGCCAGCCTTGCCGGCGTTCAGGAACTCCTGCGCAAGCCGGTTCAGCTCCGGGATCAGCACGGACCCGATCGTGATCGCCACGCCCTTGGTCTGCGTTTCGAGCAGCTTGAGGTTCTTCTCCAGCTCGACGCCCTGCTGCACGAGCTCGCCGGAGAGGATGCCGCCAAGCCTTTCGGCCTGGTCGCCGGCCTCGCGCCAGGCCGCTCCGTTCTCGCGCAGCAGCGGGATGAGCCGCGCCGAGTCGCTCGCCATGGCCTCCATGTAGAAGGTCATCTGCGACTGGCTGAGGTTGGCTTTCTCGAGCGAGGACACGAAAAGCTGCAGCGCCTGCGGGCCGCTGAGGTTGCGGAACTGCTCGGCGGTGACGCCGATGCGCGGCGCGATGTTCTCGAAGAAGTCGGCCATGGGGCCGCCACCGGTTTCGAGAAAGTCGCCGACGCGATCCTGCACGTCCTTGAATATGTCAGCCAGCTTGTCCTGCTGGATGCCGACCTGCTGCGCGCCGAAGGCCAGGCGCTGGAACTCTTCGACGCCCGTGCCGGACACCTGCGCGAGGACGGACAACTCCTTGCTGATGCCGGCGATGTTGCGCGCGGCCGTCAGCAGGCCGGCGACCGAGGCGGCGCCGCCGATGCCCGAGAAGGTGAGCGCCTTGCTGGCCAGCGCCTGCAGCCCGCCGAGCTCGGTGGTCAGGCGCTTGAGCGAGCCCTGCGCGCCCTTGACGGCGGCGTCGAGGCCCTTGGCCTCGCCCGTGATGCGGATCTTGTATTCAGGTTGCGCCATTGGCGGTCAGGGCCTCGATCGCTGTCATGTACGTGCGCCACGGGTAGTCCCACACGCACGCATGGCCTCGCATGACGAGGAGTGCTGCGGTGTGCTCTATGCTGCGCGCCGGGCTTGCGTGCTGAGATCGCGGACGGCTCCGGCCAGCGCCGCCCGCAGGCGAAAAAAATGCGGGTTGAGCTTGCGTGCGGCCTCTGCAATGGGCTCGAGCTCGGACGGGGTGAGGCCGTCGAGCAGGTCGGCGTCGGCGTCGGACATGCGCTGCAGGTCGGCCAGCGAGCAATCGGGCAGCATCAGCTCGCCCACGCCGTCGAGCGCGAGCAGGCCGGTGTCGACCTGCACGGCCCAATCCCGCACTTCGCGCACCGTCAGCTCGCGGACGGTGACGGTGCGCTCTCCGATTTGGATCGGGAGTGTGGCGGGCATGGCTTAGTCCTCGAGGACCAGGGCGAAATACTGGCTCTTGCCGGTGCCGGTGATAGTGGTGTCAGCCTCCATCGTGCCGGTGATCTGCAGCGTGCCGAAGTCCTCGCCGATGAGACCGAGATTCTGCGGCGCGCCCAATCGCACTTTGAAAAACTTGCCGGTGACGTCCTTGCCGTCGACCACGTTGACACCGACGAACTTGACGGCGACGAGCGGCGCAGAGTTGATCAGCGCCTCGACCGTGGTGACGCCTGTCACCGTGGTCGACTCGCCCCACAGCGCAAGCTTGAGGTTGGCTGCCGAGAAATCGCGGAAATCCATCTGCAGGGATGCAGACTCGACACGCGCGACCGATGCATACGTGCCGCCGGCGGCGGTGCGGTAGTTGCGCAGCTCTTGGCGTGACTCGGTGACGCTGATGTTGAGCGCGGAGACGTTGCCCACGTCGGTGAACGAGAGCGAGTCAAACGCGGTGGCGCCGTTCCAGGGGGAGATGGAGACGATGCCGGCGCCGATGAATGCAGACATGGTGATACTCCTTACGCAAGGCCGGCCTCCGGGGCCGGCACTGAGAAACTGATGGTGACGCGCGCAAGGCGCCCGTCGTAGCCCGTTTGCTGCCCTGCTTCGAGGCGCGCACGCAGCCCGGTGCGCCACTCCCAGCCAATCGCGGCCCTCAGCGCGGCGAGCACGGCGGCGTCTGCTGCGGCGCGGTCTGCTTCGCTGGCACGCCTGGTGTCGAGGTAGGTGTGGCAACTGAACTTGACCAGCATCAGCGCCGAGCGCCCTACTTCGTCGGCCGGCTCCAGGCCGTCGAACGTCACGTGCGCACCCACGCGGGGGGCGTCGTCTGCCGTCCAGTCCGTGGCGTCGAACGTGCTCACCACCGGCAGGCCGGGCGCTGCTGCTTGCAGGCGGGCGATGTAGGCCGATTGGATGGTCCAGAGGTTCATGCGCGCACGACCTCGCACTCTGAGAAATGCGCGTCTTTTCGACGCGGCACGCCGGCAACTCGGTAGCCAGCCCCATTAATGCTGATCGCCTCGCCGTCCGCCAGCCCGTGGATCGAGAGATACACAAGCCGCTCCGCGCCGAGCGCGACTGACTCAAACGCGATCTCGTCAGCGCGGTTGAGCTCGGCCCCGAACGGCTCGCCGCCGGATCGCACGACCTGCACGTTTGCCAGCCTCGCCGCGGTGACGCCTGCGATTCGGGCTTCGATCTCGGCGAAAGGGGCGAGGCTCATGGCTTACAGCGCGACCGTGGCCACACCGTTGAGCCGCACGCGGCCCACGATCTCGCCAGCGCCAACCGCCCTCACGGCGACGCCGATCGGGAAAAATCCCGCGGTGGTCGCGTTGCTGGCGCGCTGATTGACAGTGTTGTCCCACATGATGCGGGCGCCCTGGTTCCACGCCTGCGACGGCGCTTTCGGGAGGTCGAACACGCCGGAGATGGCGCCCTCGAACTCGGCGCCGGCCGAAGCCGAGGTCAGCGCGACCACAGCAACGTTGTTGATGATGTATAGCTTACCTGCCACGACGCCGCCCGATGGGGCGGTCAGCGTGAGAGTGTTGCCGGGCTGGACGTAGTTGGTTGCCATGCTGGATTGCTCCTATGCAGCCGGGACGCTTGGCCCCGGCGGTGAGGGTGTGGGGTTAGCCGCCTGCGTTCATGACGGCGCCGCGGTAATCGACCGCGCCGACGCCAAAGTCCAGGCGGACCTTCCAGCGGGTGCCGTCGACCGAGAACCCGTTTTCGCTTTCGACGTAAGGGGTATCGTTGCCGTCGAGGAACACGACCTCGAGCACCGGCGCCTCGGCCGGGTCCGCGAACAGGTAGCGGCGGGTACCGGACAGGCGCGGCGTATCCACGATGTCGCGGAACAGCCCGTTGACCATGTTCGGGCGCTGCAGCTTGTTGGCGGTGTCGGGGTCGTACTGCGCGCCGTTGATCACGCGGGCAGTGCCACCCAGGGCGAGCGGCACGAGCAGCACGGCCGGGCGCAGGTCGAGGAAGTCGTTGCCGCCGACATCGGTCTGCGAGGCCATGGCGACGCGGTCGCGGTCAAGGGCAGCCATCGAGAGCGCCGCGGCAGTGGTCAGGTTGCCGTGGTCGACGTGGAACAGCGCCTTGCCGTCTTCCATCGTCGGGCCTGCGCCGCTGTTGAGAGCGAGCATGGCGTAGACGTCGGCCTCAACGGTGCGCTTGGCAGCGCGGCCGGCAGCATCGGCCAGGCCGATGAAGGCGCCCAGGTCGTCGTTGATGATGGCCTGACGCGACAGGTTGATCACGTTGCCCTTGGTGCCGGCGCGCACCTTTGCCCGCTCGCCGTCGGGGATGGACTTGTTTCGGAATTCGCCAAGCTCATTGAGGGCCTCGAGGTTGCCGAGCGAGCCAACGCGGTAACGCGGGTGGTCGCGGAAGTCGGTGACGGATCCGCGGGCGCAGAAGCGCGACCAGGTGTCAGGCGCAACCGCGTATGCCTGCTGCAGCGCCTTGTGCATGGCGTTTTCGAGCAGGATCGGGAAGTCGCTGGTGCCCTGGGTGAAGGCGGCGCCGACGAGCTGCATCTGGTCCATGTGGCCGTACTTGACGCCCGCGCGATCGAGCGACGCGCGCGCCAGGTCGAGCAGCTTGGCGCCGCGGTACTGCGATGCGCGGGCACGCTCGCGGGTCTGCGCGTCGGCCACGCCAGCGCGGGCAAGCAGCGCTGCGACGATGCCGTCGCGGCGCTTGTCGGTCTCGTCTTCGACGGTCTCGACGTGGGTGGCGCCGATCGGCTGCGCATCGCGCGCCAGGGCGGCGAGGATGCGCTTGCCGGCGAGCTCGGCGGTGCAGGACTCGTCGTCCTCGCACTCGCGCATCAGCGGCTCCATGGCCGCGGCGGTGAAGCCGGCGATCTTGCTGGCGATCTGGAACTCGGCACGCACAGCGGCGCGGCGGGCCTTGTCGGCGGCCAGGATCTCGGCAGCGGTCGGTTGCTTGGCTTCGGGGTTGGCGGGTTGCGGTGCAGCCGCCGGCGGGGTTGCCTGATTGGGCATGGTGGGTTGCTCCTTGCGGGCTTGATGTGCTGCGGCTGCAGCGGGTTGCAATGCAGGGTGCCGCCCGGCTGCCGACGGGTAGCGGGAAAGCGCGGCCTTGGGGATGGCAGCCGAGGCGGCAATCGGGAGGGCGTTGGTAACGGCATCGACGAAACCGGCGTCGAGCGCTTCCTGCGCGGTGTACCAGTGGTCTTGCCCGTCGGTGAGCAGCGCGAGGATGTCGTCTTGGCTCATGCCAGTCTTGGCGACGTAGCTGCTGGCCATGGCTTGCGCATACTTGTCGAGCGTGTCGGCCATGTCGCGCATGTCGGCGCTGTTGCCCATGGCGTAGCCCCACGGCGCGTGGATCATCAGCAGGGCGTTGTCGGCCATCTCGACCGAGTCGCCAGCCATGGCGATGAGGCTGGCGGTGCTGTACGCGGCGGCCTCGATGCTGACGGTGACCTGCGCAGGGTGGCGCTTGATGGCGTTGTAGATGGCGATGCCGTCGGTCACCGAGCCGCCGTAGCTGTTGATGCGGACGGTGATGTGGTCCGCCTCGATGGCGGCGAAGTCCTTGACGAATTGCTTGGCGGTGACGGTTTCGTCCCACCAGGACTCACCGATGTCGCCGAAGATGTAGACCTCGGCGGACTTGGGCGCGCCGTCTGCGGCCGCGCGCGCGGCGCGGATGGAATACCAGGGTTGCGACATGGATAGCCTGCGCAGTGGTTGATGATGCGAGGCTATCGGCGTGGCTGTTGCACCGTCATGGAGTGATGCGACAGTTTTTCACGCTGCCACGCGCACAGGGGCCGGCACCTGCTCTAGGCTGACGGTGCGCCACTTGCCTTCGCGGCGATCGTTCTTGTAGAGCTCGGTCATGCTGGCGTGCGAATGCCCGAGCAGGGTCTGCACATCCTTGACGCCCTGCGCGTGATACAGGCGCGCGGCCAGCGAGCGGCATTCGTGCAGGCTGGGCGGGTCATCTTCGGCGGCGTGATCGCGTGGGCGCGTGGTCATCTCGAGCGCCTGCTCAAACCGCCAGGACATGGACGGCCCTACGGGCGCGCGAGGGGGATTAGATTCGCATGTCGCGGCAAATCGTGACGATGTGATTCGGCTCATATCGCCACGGCTCGCTCCACCCGAGTGCCGCAGCGATAGCCTCGCTGCAAAACCACCCGCGCCGCGAATCCGGGATGATCGGCAGCACGAAGCGGAGGTTTCCCGCGAGGTCATACGGCTCGCCGTCGTGCGTGAGGAACCACTGCCGCGCCTGCGCAGCATCCGCCCACGGTAGTTCGTAGAAATGCCAGCGCGACGGGTCGAATGAGATGGATTTGCAGCGCACGCCGCCGTCCATCCACGAGGCTGACCACGACTCGACCGGCTCGCCGCGCTCAACCGCCTCGCGCTCGGCAAACGCAAGCTCGACGTGCGAGTACGGGCCGCGCCCCACGATCCGCACGGCCCGGTTGTAGAGTCCAGGCAGGCCGGGGCGGGTGCCGTGGTACGCGGCTAGGATCACAGCGTCACCATCATCGCAAACGCTGCGTCGATCTGCGCTTCGGACAGCCCAAACGCGGCGGCAACGGCGAGCAGCTCGGGATTTGCCCGCTCGAAAAACTGGCTCTCGTCGTACCAGTCGATCAGATCGAGATCGGCGGAGTCGGCGGGATCAAGCGCAGCCCGCCAAGCCGTCACCGGGGCGCGCAGCCCGAGCCGAGTCAAGCCTTGCAAGAACTGCCGGCGCGTGACCTTCTCGACTCGCGGCACCGGGGGCGTGCCGCTGCGGATCTCGTAGTGGCCGCCGCCAGTAGCGATGAGGTACTCGCCCTCTGCCAGCGCGGGCAGGGTCTCGACCGGAATCCAGCGGTCAGGAATGCCCGCGTCCGCTTCGATTTCCGACGTAGCACCGGTCCAGACAAGTGCGTCATTCAGCTCGATGATCGTTTGCATGTCAGGCTCCTGCGTAAATGAAGGCACGCGCTTCGCCGCTTGTCGCGTTTGGCAGCGCCGGCAGCTTGAAGTGGGTGCTGGGGTTGTAAGTCGCGGCCGGGGCGTTGGTCATCACGCGGTTGCCTGTGCCGCTGATTGCGACAGCACAAAACAGCGATAGCTCAGGAGACCAGCAAACCGAGCGCCAGTTGTTATCCGCTGCACTCGTGCGCGCGGTCCAGTTGATGCCGTCCGGAGAGGTCATCACCCGATTGCCTGTGCCGGAAGCGGCGACAGCGCAAAACAGCGATAGCTCAGGAGACCAGCAAACCGAGAACCAGTCGTTATCCGCTGCACTCGTGCGCGCGGTCCATGTCCCGACCCCATCCGGCACCGTCCCGATCGCCTCCCGCAGTTCGGGGTATCCCGCGATCGAATAAACCGCTCCGTTTGCGGGCAGATAGCCGGGGTGCTGGCGTTGCGCGTAGATCACGGAGCCGACGCCCATCTCAGGCTGCGGGAAACCAGTTTGTTTTCTAGCCCCCCCACCCGGACCCGTCGTGGCAG